CCCACGACGGGCGCCCGAGAGAGAGATCTTCTCATAAAGAGTCCCACTCATGCATGAAAGGCAGCTTCAGTGTTAGCCAGATCACGTGAACGGAGTCGCCTTACCGCGGGAGGCCAAAGAAAGAATGGCACCGAGGTAGACGATTATCCGGCGGTCACCTTTGAATATCAGAAGGTGGACGACTTTACCAGCAAAGCAAGAGACCCACGGTTTATGTTACCGGGGTCAAATTGTACGATGATAAAGGACACGTTGAACTGGGATCCCATCAACTATCAAAAGCCTGTACAGAACAATATCGGCATCCAATGGGTGCGCGGTAAAGTTCCAGAGGCTAGTGGTAGTCTTGGTGTCAAACCTACTACGACGTTACCTTCGTTCGACGAGGCAGCAGTAATGTTGCTAGAACGAACTAATCCGTTCCGGCCGGTATACTCTGTACCTGTCGAATTCGTCGAAATGATAACGTTGATGACCCTCTTTAAAACGTATGGGAGCAATTTGTTGACTGCCCTCGGGGGAGAACGCCTACTCGTTGAGTGGGAGTTAAAGCCCTTTAGGGACAACATCAAAGCTCTTGACAATATCCTCGCACATGTCGAGGCCCGGATAAAGGAATTTAATTCCTTAGTCGGGAAAGGAGGGTTGCACAGAAGGATCCGTATCGCGCAGGACAAAGTCCTCGTGATAGCTGGAACCTCGGCTTCCATTAACTCGTCACCGCCCGGTACACTTTGTACAGGGATTGATGAGCGAATCGTTACCGAAACTCTATACGGTTCGGTTCGTTGGTATCCGAAGTTGGGGTTGATACCCCCTCCTGATCCAATAGCGAAAGCACGTTTGGCTCTCCGTGTATTACTGGACCTAAATCCAGGAACCATGGGGATGGCGACAGCCTGGGAAGCGATTCCCTTTAGTTGGCTGATCGACTATTTCACAAACGTTGGTAGTCTTCTGGCCGCTGATAGGGGTAGACAAATTGTCTATCCCGCATATATCAGTGTTTCGAAGAAAACCACTTGGGTGCGTAGGATGACTCCGACCTTTAGGGTGCCGAATTGCCAGGGTGGTGCGTTTACTAAAACGCGTCAGATCCTGGAAAGGCGGGTATACCCCGAGGGATGGAGTGGAACTGAAGTTGCAGTGAACGTGATTCTAAACGAGAATCAGTTCATTAACATACTCGCCGTCATCGCTGTTTTGCGGGGACGACAACTAGGTCAATAAGAAGCCTAGCGTGTATGTTCTAACATAGGGTTTAACACCCCTGTGCATTCTCCTGTTTGGGGATTCCCCTCAAACTTTGTGTGTTCAAGGAGCTACAATGGCTATCACTAACCCAATGTCGGTCACGATTGGAGGCACCGCTCATTCTTTGAAGCGGATCAATCAGGATAACTCCGGTTCGGTCTTTCAAAAGATCGCAACCAATCTTGAGATTATCCTGACCATTCGGCATTCTTACGAGAGTAAGAAAGCTGATGGATCGCAGATTGTTCGACATAATGTCGACCTTTCTATGACAACGTACGACGCAACCACTGGTAAGGCTGAGATTACCCAGGCTTATGTGGTTTGTCGTTCGCCGCGTGGAAAGGATCCTGCGACTGCGACGAGTGTTCTCGATGCACTAGGTGTGCTCGTGGACGCTCAGTCGGCCTCTATCGTCGATTGGGAAAACTAAGCGACAAGAAGCCCCGTAAGGGGTAGTCCTTAGTTTTACCCTCGCGATACGTTGCGACGCTGGTATTTAGTGGCTAGGAGATCAGATATATGTCTAATCATAATAGCCTAGAAATACACAACGCAATGACGTACTACCGACGGTTGTTTTACGACATCCATTGGTTGTATGGGCCCAAGCAGAAGGAGTGGGAGAGAGATCTCGCCCGCTTACTTCATGCTCTGGAGGCTAACGGGCTCTGGTTGAGCTGCGTTGACCTACCAGCTTCCGCCAAGCATTTTGATCGATGCTTGGATCAAGGCTTCTTCGCCCCATCCAAGGGAGCGCTGTTGCGCTCTCAAGGTCGGGGTGTAGTGCTTCCTCTTTTCTTGGGGGAGCTCTACAAGGAAGTCTTTGAGAAGGAAGGCGAACTTAGGCAAGATGCTTCAATCACGGCTATCGTAGCGATACGACAGGTCTACCTGGGGCTCAAGAAACTCGAGCTACCATGTAAAGAAAGGAGCATACAGGATGCTGTCCAAGAATTCCTGGACATCGAACCGACGCTACGCCGCCCTACTCTTCAGTGGGGCTTACCTGACCTTAATCATCACAGTAATGTTACTTTTTGTGATGACTATTACGTCCGGTATGGCAGCGAAGGCTTCTACGCAGGACTCGACGACTCGATCAAAGATCGAGCTGAAGAATGTCTGCTTGGAAGCCTTACGATATTGCACAGAGTGTGCGACATCGTCTCGGCCCTGCTCGGAGACCTACATAGTGAGGTCGACACCGAGTTACCTAAGCATGGACCCGGTGCCGTTTCCAATCTACGGAGGGGAGAGGATAAATACTCTTTCCCTCAGTGGTCAGAACGGCTTGAGGCCATATTCCCCTACTCTCGGTATGCAGCAGCCAACGAAGGCATACTGCACGAAGATAGTAGAGACCTGTCTGGGGCTGAAAATAGCTCCAGACTCATCTGTGTTCCAAAGACGCTCAAGGCTCCTAGGCTTATCGCCGCAGAGCCGGTTGAGAATCAATGGTTACAGCAACTGGTG